GACAAAATTTCACGCCCGCGAAATTCGATAGGGGGGGGTAAAAAATATGCCGGATGTTACAGTTGATGAAATTTTGAGAATGACGGCAGGGCGCGAACTGGATGCGCTGATAGCTGAGACATTCTTTGGTTGGCGCTGGATGAAGTATCAAGCGCCCAATGCCAGCGTTCCCCGCTTGTTGACTGGGCTATTCCCGCCTGCGGCGCCTGGGCGATTATGTGTGGCGAATCGCTATGATCGGATCTGGCTGCCGTCGGACCGGAGAGCGGAACGATTTAGCGGATGGGATAACGCCCCCTGGTGGGAGAGCGACGGACTTGGAGGGCATGAAAGACGATCTGGCTTTGCTTACTACAGTACGAAGATGGACGATGCCTCCCTGGTGATACAGGCTCTAGATGAACATCTTTGGCGCCGCTTTGAACTCTATTTATGTTTGACGCCAGAGGATATTTGTAAGGCGGCCTTGCTATCGTCGCTATCGTCACCGAAGGCGGGCTAACAATATGCCGGCAGGACGACCACGCAAGCCGACCGCTCTGAAAGAGTTAGAAGGCAACCCAGGGAAGCGGGCATTGAATAGGCCGGAACCGAAGCCAACGGTAAGAATACCATCATGTCCAGCCCACTTGAGCGGCGAGGCAAAGAAGGAATGGCGGCGGATCTCGAAGGAATTGTTGGCGGTGGGACTTCTAACGGTAGTGGACCGGGCGGCCTTGGCTGGCTATTGCCAGGCATGGGCACGATGGGTTGACGCCGAAAAAGAGATTAGTGCGCCCGGCTTCAAAACTATCTGTACAACAGACAAGGGCTATGAACATGTCAACCCTTGGGTACAGGTGTCGAATAGCGCGCTGAAGCAAATGAAGTCGTTTTTATCAGAGTTCGGATTAACGCCGGCGAGCCGTAGCCGGATCCAGGTGCCGCAGGAAAAGGAGGAGGATGAGTTTGATCGCTTCCTCCGCGGGCGTGGTGGCTGAGGCCGAAGCGTACATTGACAAGGTAATAGCCGGTGAGGTGGTGGCGTGCCGCTATGTGCAGTTGATGGCTGCTCGGCATCGGCGTGATCTGGCGGATGGCCACCAGCGCGGCCTGCGCTTCGACGTCGCTGCAGCGCAGCATGTGCTGGACTTCTTTCGCTTCCTTCGTCACTCGAAAGGCGAGTGGGCCGGGCGGGTGATTGATCTGGCGGACTGGCAGCAGGCGGTGCTGTGGGTGCTCTTCGGCTGGTACCGGGCCGATGGCAGCCGACGCTTTCGCACCAGCTATTGGGAGATTGCACGTAAGAACGGCAAGAGCACGATAGCGGCTGGCATTGGGCTCTACCTGATGATTGGCGATGGTGAGCCAGGCGCCGAAGTGTACAGCGCAGCCACGAAACGCGACCAGGCGCGCATCACCCACCAAGAGGCCACGCGGATGGTCAAGGCGTCGCCATCCTTGCGCCGGCGGGTGACTTGCTTTCGGGACAACTTGCACGTCAAGGACACGGCCACGAAGTTCGAGCCCTTGGGCCGTGACAGTGATTCGATGGACGGCCTGAACGTGCATGGGGCGATTGTTGACGAGCTGCACGCGCACCGCAGTGACGAGGTCTGGGGCGTGCTAGAGACGGGCACGGGCAGCCGGCAGCAACCGTTGATGTTTGCCATCACGACGGCGGGTTTTAACCAGAGTTCGTTTTGCTTCCAACTGCGTGACTACTGCATCAAGGTGCTGGAAGGCATTGTCACCGACGATAGTTTCTTCGGCGCCATCTTCACGCTGGACGAGGGAGACGAGTGGTCGGATGAGCACAACTGGTTTAAGGCCAATCCGAATCTAGGCATCAGCGTCAAGCTCGATGACCTGCGGGACAAGGCTAAAAAGGCGAAAGAGATAGGCAGTGCGCTTTCGCACTTTAAGACCAAACACCTGAACATCTGGACCAACGCCGCGGAGATCTGGATCTCGCCGGAGAAGTGGAAGGCGTGCGGCGGCGAGATTGATCTGGCCAGCCTGGTGGGCCGGACGTGCTACGGGGCGTTGGACTTGTCGAACACGCTGGATATTACGGCCTGGGTGCTGGTCTTTCCGCCCGTCGGCGATGAAGACAACTACACGGCGCTCTGCCGCTTCTGGGTGCCCGAGGATACGATCCGCGAGCGCTCCAGGAATGACCGGGTGCCCTATGACACTTGGCTCAAGGCGGGGCTGATCGAGGCGACGCCGGGCGAGGTGATCGATTACGAATTCGTGTATGCCCAGGTGGACCGTGATGCGCAGCTCTACAACATTCAAGAGATCGGCTATGACCGCTGGGGGGCCGCCGAGATTTATCTGCACATGGAAAAGCAGGGCATGACCATGGTGCAGATAGGCCAGGGGTATGCGGGCCTGTCGCCGGCGATGAAGGGGCTGGAGAAGTTAATCGTCGGCAAGAGACTGCGCCACGGGGACAACCCCGTGCTGACGTGGATGGCCCACAATCTGGTTGCTGTGAAGGATGCGGCGGGGAATATCAAACCGGATAAAAGGCGGAGCCGCGAGAAAATCGACGGCATGGTAGCGCTGATCATGGGGATTGACCGGGCCACGCGGCATGACCCGGAGGCCGGGAAGAGTGTCTATGAGGAGAGGGAGATACTGGAGATATGAAGATAGAGGGTCTGAGTATTTTGTCTGAGCCTGAGGCTTACGTCAGCCAGGGTGTTTCGTGTGGGATCAGAATAGGGAGCCTTCAAGGAGTAAACAATATGCGATATTTGTTTGAGGCGTACGTGGTCGATCTGCGGACCGACGATATCTGCTACACGGGACCGCTTGTTGCACGGAATAGCGAGGATGCGCGCATTATTGCCTATGTTGAGACGGGGTATGCGGCCAGTGAGATTGGGCACTATGATATTGTCGTTGTGCAGATCGGAGCGGTGAGAGAGAAGGAGAAGAGTGCTTGAGCAGAAACATTAAGGCCGTGCAAACGATGGAGATCTGCCAGCTGATCTGCCGGTCAATCGGTGTCGATCCTGCGCTGGTGCGCAAGCTATCATTCGTGATCGAGGTCGATGAATCAGTGCTGATCACGGTTGAGTTCTATGGCGACATAACAATGGTGGACGGCGTGCTGGTTATGCTGGAAGCGCTCACGAAGACCTATACATTAACAGAGGTGCAGCCTTGAGAATCCTTTATTGTGCCAATGCCCCCTGGGTGGGCAGCGGCTACGGTGTGCAGGCGCAGCATCTATTGCCACGCCTGGCGCGGCTGCCGCAGGTGGAAAACATTGCTATCTTCGCCTACTTTGGGTTGTACGGCGGGGTCACCTACTGGGGGCCGTTTACGGTTTACCCAGCGGGGGCGGATAACTACGGCAACGATGTGATTGGTCTCCACGCGCGTGACTTCAAGGCGGATGTGGTAATCACCATGCTGGACGTATGGCCGCTGAAGGAGATCGCGCGCAAGGTGGTGCCGGCGCAGTGGTGGCCGTGGTTTCCGGTGGACTCCGACCCGGCGCCGGGTCGAGTAGTGAAGGCGCTAGACGGCGCGGCCAAGCCGCTGGTCTACAGCCAGTGGGGCCAGGCCAAGCTGGCCGAGCAGGGGGTGGCGGCAACCTATGTGCCGATTGGCATCGACCCGCAGACGTTTCGAGTGCTTGAGCCGGGCATGGTGGGGCGCTTTCGGGCGGACCTGTTCGGCGCCGACTGCACCCATCTGACCGTGATGGTGGCAGCGAATGTAAGCTACCCTGACCGCAAGGCATTCCAGGTGCAGTTGCGGGCGTGGGCTCTATTTGCGGAGGATAAGCCAGGCGCCCGGCTCTATATCCACACCGACCCCACAACGCAGCATGAGGGAGTGGATCTGTATGCGCTGGCGGCCAGCCTAAATATTGCCGACAAGGTGATTTTCCCTGACCGCTACCAATACTTCATTGGGTATCCGCCCGAATATCTGGCGTTGGTTTACAACGCCGCCGACGTGCTATTGGCCGCATCGATGGCGGAAGGATTTGGGATCCCACTCGTGGAGGCGCAGGCTTGCGGGTGCCCTGTTATCGCAACAAACTTCTCATCCATGAGCGAATTGACGAAGTTGGGAAAGGCGACCGAGCCACTAGATTACATCTGGACGCCCCTCGGCAGTTGGCAGGCATGGCCAGATGCCAACGACATAGCCAACCAGATCGAACTCTATTCTGGCCTCGTGCGTGGGATGGAGATGCGGACTCAAATCAGTAAGCAGATCCATGAGGAATTCGGTTGGGATGCCGTGGTCGAGCGCCACTGGGCGCCGCTATTCGAGGGAGCGTAGCCGATGACGATCCTCTGGGTGCCTGTGGGCATGCGCATCGATCCACTGGCGGAAGTGTTCGACCCGCATTTGTCAGTATTCCTGAAGCCGGAAAGGATCCGCGTCGGCGCCCATGCGCGCCTGGACGCGCTGATCCGAGTGGAGGGCGGCCAGGGCGTCACGATTGGCGAATACGCGCATGTCTCCAGCTTCTCTTCGCTCAATGCAGGCGGTGGCGAGCTGGTCTTTGGCGCGCACTCTGGGTGCGCCTGCGGGGTCAGGATTGCCAGCGGGATGCCGGACAGTAGCTATCTAGAGATTTGTCCGACTGAGCCGCCTGACCAGGTGCATGTCATCCGCCGGCGCACGGTGATTGGCCAGTACGTGGTGATTTACTCGAACGCCGTGATCTGCCCAGGCGTCACGGTGGGCAACGGGGCAATCATCGCGGCTGGGGCCGTGGTGACCCATGACGTGCCTGATTTTGCGGTGGTGGCCGGCGTGCCGGCGCAGGTGATTCGGTATCGGGAGGTATTGCATGGCAAATGACGAAGTGACCTATTTGGCGATTCTGGGCTTTATTTCGAACTTGCCGGAAAGCGACCAAGAGAAAATCAAGGAATGTATAGCACGGGTGAAGGCCGTCCTGGCTGAGTATCCAGATCCTCTAGTGGGGTTAGCTCTAGCACTGATCGGGGCCGAGGCAGTGGCCAGGAATAAGAATTTATGAACGTCTGCCTGATTTCCTGCTTTCGCAATGCGGCGCCGTACATTGGTCGATACTTCGAGCAGGTCGGCGCGCTGCGCACGGCGCTGGCCATGCGTAACGACCGGCTACAGCTCATCTTAGGAGAAGGGGATAGCCTAGACGATACGCGTTACTTGCTGGATCGTCTAGGGGGGATGAATCTGTTTAAGGCCACTATCGTCGATTGCACGCATGGTGGCCCAGAGTTTGGCAGCGTGGTCGACGTCCAACGCTTTCGCCAACTGGCGCACGTGGGGCGGTGTCTGTGGGCGGCGATTCCTGCGGACGCCGATGCAGTACTCTGTGTGGAGAGCGATCTGATCTGGGATGCGGCCACGCTGGTGAAGCTGCTGGATCGACTGGAAGATTGTCCAGCCGTGGCGCCGATGGTGATGCTCCAGCGCGAGGGCTGGAGCGCTGATACATTTTACGACGTATGGGCATTTCGTAAATATAGCAAAATGTTTAATCCCCAGCCGCCCTACTTCGATGGCTGGCCAGAGGTTTCATTAGTGCCACTCGGTAGCGCGGGATCGTGTATCGCCATACGGGCGGCGCTGGCTAGGCAACTCGTCCCAGACGAGCGGGTATTTCCGGGCATCTGTGAGCAGATTTACGATCTGAATGGAGGCGTATGGCTAGATCCGACCTTGAGCGTTTACCACCATTAACGCAGCGCGTCGAGCCGATCATCAGCTTGACCGCGTCGCGCAATATGGAAACCGTCAAGCTTGTGATCCGACAGAAGTACGGCATCGTGGTCACCGACCGATTCGCCCAAGATCTGATCGATTTTGTGGAGGCGTTGACCGATGGGCAATAAGATGTTTGATGAGTATGACTGGCTGGTCGGGCTGGGGGTGCTGCTGCTGGCGCTGGGCGTATACCTGGCGCTGGGGCTAGCGGCGATGTTGGGTATGCTGGGGATACAACTGATCGTGGCGGGCGTAGCGGGCGCCCTCAGCGCTCGGCGAGACAAGGCGTTTGAGGAGCTACGTGGGAAACGGAAAAATTGACCTGTCCGCGCAGGGGAAACTATACGGTTGCCTGTCCACCGACGGGCGCTTTTTGGAGTTTCGGAAAAGAGGCAAGATCGTCGTGTTTGATGTGCTGGCCAGCGTGGTGGCGGGCCGGGGCGTGGTGGCCAGCGTGCGCATGGAAGAGGGCCGCGTGGGGCTACTGACCGACGAGCGGGCCAGGACAGAATAAGCGGTTTTTCTTATAGACATTTAAGCACAGATGTGCTAGGATTATTGTTATAAAACCCAACTTAACTAACGGGTTTCGTATCCTGCGCCGGACAAGCTAGCTCAACTGGTGCGGTTGATGGTGCAGGATGGTCCTACCAGGCCATGATAGGCGAATGTCACATGGCCTGGTAGGACGATTAATATACGCTAATAAAAACTTTATCGACGACGATGCCAGGGTAACGCCTGGCTAGCTGACCAGGCAGTGAAGCGAGGCAAGAGCCTGGTATCTCTTGCCACCTAATACAACTAGAGCGCTTAGACGCCAGATAGTCATTTATTGACTATCTGGCGTCTTTTTTATTTCCCGGAGTTCGCATGGCGACATTGGATGCAGGCCAAGTAACCATTAAGGACTTGTCGTTTGCGCGATGCACAGTCCGCGTCAAGGTCGAGCGGCAATTCTATATTCGCCTATGGCTGGGCAAGCAGTTGCTTTGTTTGGCTGCCCGCATTATGGGTTGTGGCATTGAGATCGAGGAATAGGTCACATGGGCCTCCTGGTTCGATTCTTTGAACAGCGAACGCATCCATCGGCCAACACTGATTGGGGTCGCATCTTCGGCGCGGGCATGAGCTCGGCGGCTGGCGTGGAGGTGACCACGGAAGGCAGCCTGGCGTTCTCGGCGGTGTGGTCCTGCGTGCGCGTGCTTAGTGAGTCGATTGCTAGCTTGCCGCTGATCACTTATCGACGATTGGCAGATGGCAAAGCTCGAGCGACCGACCACATCCTCTATCGCACGCTCAAAGAGCAAGCCAACAGCGAGCAGACCTCATTTGAGTGGCGCGAGCTGATGGGCGCCCACGTGTGCCTGTGGGGCAACGCCTACAGCGAGATTGAATGGTCGAACGGCGGCCGGCCGCTGGCGGTGTGGCCACTGCGCCCAGACCGCATGAGCGTGGCGCGCAAGGATGGCGAGCTGGTCTATTCGTACAGATTGCCGAATGGCCAGACGAAGGATTTTGCCGCTTGGCAGATCCACCATTTCCGCGGCCTGAGTGGCGATGGCATTGTCGGTTATTCGCCCATCGCCATGGCAAAACAGGCAATTGGCTTAGGGTTGGGCACCGAGGAGTTTGGCGCCAGGTTTTTTGGCAACGGCGCCCGGCCAGGCATGGTGCTCAAGCATCCGGGTAAACTCAGCGAAACCGCGTACAAACGCCTCCAGTCGAGTTGGAACAGGGACCACGAAGGGCTAAGCCAGTCGCACCGGCTGAAGATCTTGGAGGAGGGCATGGACGCCGCGGCCATCGGTGTGCCACCGGAAGAGGCCCAGTTTCTTCAGACTCGGAATTTTCAAGCACACGAGATTGCGCGCTTCTACCGGATGCCTCCGCACAAGATCGGCTTGCTCGAAAACGCCACCTTCTCCAACATCGAACACCAGGCCATTGAGTTTGTCGTCGATACGCTGCGCCCCTGGCTGGTGCGCCACGAGCAGGCGCTAGCGCGTGATCTGTTTGCCACGCCGGCGGAGAGAAACGCGTTTTTCGTCGAATACCTGGTCGATGGGCTGCTGCGCGGTGACATCAAATCCAGATATGACGCCTACGCGGTTGGCCGCAACTGGGGCTGGCTGAGCGCCAACGATGTGAGGGGCATGGAGAACATGAACCCGATCAAGGGCGGCGATACCTATCTATCCCCACTCAACATGGTGGACGCGGCCGGCTCGACAGGCTCGCCGACCGCAAAGCGAGGACTGAGCCGGGTCTATGAGGATGGTGTGCGCCGGCTGATGCGCCGTGAGGCGGCAGACGTGCGCCGGGCGGTGGACAAGCATCTGCGTAAGCAGGGCGCCGAGGCGTTCCGCACGTGGGCCGATGAGTTCTACCGGGAGCTGGCGCCGGTGATGCGTGAGCAGTTGCTGCCAGCCGTGGCCACGCAACTGGAGCAGGCGGGCAAGGATCCGGACGTGGCCGAGAAATGGCTCGGCGGGTTTGTAGCTGAGTATGTGGTGCAGAGTCGAAATCTGCTCGGCGATTGTCTGCGCAGTGATGCGCCGGCGACGGCTGCCGAAGAACTACTGATTGACGTGGAATATGGGCGCTGGGTGACGCTATCGCGGCAGCTCGGCGAGGAGGTCGAGACATTATGCAATTAGAACGTAGGTTCTATCCAGCGGTGATGGAAGTGCGCGCGGCGAGCGCGGATAAGCCGCCGATTCTAAGCGGGTACGCGTCGGTCTTTGGTGTGCTCAGTCAGGTGATGTGGGGCTTTCGGGAGCGGGTGGACGCCAAGGCGTTCAACGACACATTGGCGGATGACATCCGGGCCTTGTGGAATCACAACACAGATTTCCCACTCGGGCGCACCACCAATCAGACGCTCAGCCTGGCTGTGGACACGACCGGACTCAAGGTTGAGATCGAGCCGCCGGCGACGCAGTTGGCCAAGGATTTCACCACGAGTATCCAGCGGGGAGATGTTGACCAAATGTCGATTGGATTCCGCACCCTGGAAGACACCTGGGATATTGACGAGCAGGGCCAGGTGATCCGCACGCTGCTCAAACTCAAATTGTATGAGGTGAGCCCGGTCACGTTTCCGGCCTACACCGATACCAGCATTGGCGTGCGTGGCCAGTTGGCCGTAGACGAAATTGTTGAAATACCGGCCGAGATCAGGCGGGCGCTTGACTCGGCAGCTGGGGCAGGGCAGACGCAGGTGCGTCTAGCAATGTTGCGCCGGCGGTTGACCTTGATTTGACCTTGATTTAGGGATTGCTTGATTCACTTGATTAAGAATGTAGGAGCAGAGCATGAAGAAAGTACTTGAAATGCGGCAGGCGCGGGCGAAGTTGGTGACAGATGCCCGCAGCTTGCTAGACCGGGCCGAGGCCGAAAAGCGAGATCTCACCGGGGAAGAGCAGGCCCAGTGGGACACGATGATGGGCGAGGTGAACAGCCTGCAAACCAAGATTGAGCGCGAGGAGCGCCAGGCCACCTTGGAGCGCGAGCTGGGCGAACCGGCGCAGCGAGGGACGCGCCCGGAGCCGAATGGCCAGAGCGCAGCTGCACCGACCGAAGGCCGAGCCAGCGAAGAATATCGCCGGGCGTTCAGTAGTTTTCTGCGGCTGGGGATGCGTGACATGCCGGGCGCCGAGTATCGGGCGCTCCAGGCCAACACGGACACCGCAGGCGGCTTCCTGGTGACGCCGATGCAGTTTGTCAACGAGCTGCTGAAGAACGTGGACGATATGGTCCTCATTCGCCAGTGGGCCACCAAGTTCACGGTGGCCACCGCCGAGTCGCTGGGTGCGCCAACCTTAGAGACGGATCCGGCTGACTCGGATTGGACGAGTGAACTCAAGACCGGGTCGGAAGATTCGGGTATGGGCTTTGGGCAACGTGAGCTGCGGCCACACCCGCTGGCCAAGCGGCTCAAAATCTCGCGTCTCCTGTTGCGCCGGGTGCCCAGCGCGGAGAGCCTGGTCAATCAACGCCTAGCATATAAGTTCGGTGTCACCCAAGAGAAGGCGTACATGACTGGCAGTGGCGCCCAGCAACCGCTCGGCGTCTTTACGGCCAGCGCCCAGGGCATTCCCACTAGCCGCGATGTGAGCACGGACAACACGACCACCGCCATCACCCTCGACGGGCTAATCAATGCCAAATACAGCGTAAAGCCCCAGTACTGGGGCAAGGCTAACTGGCTCTTCCACCGCGACGCCATCAAGATGCTGGCCAAGATCAAGGACACCACGAACCAGTATATCTGGGAGCAGTCGGTGCAGAACGGCCAGCCAGACATGCTGCTCGGCCGGCCGTTCTACGCCAACGAGTATGTGCCCAATACGTTCACGACTGGGCTCTATGTCGGCATCTTCGGCGACTTCAGCTACTACTGGATTGCCGACGCGTTGAGCCTGGAAGTACAGCGGCTCGAAGAGTTGTATGCCGAAGCCAACCAGGTCGGCCTGATCGGACGCCTGGAGACAGACGGCCAACCCGTGCTGCCCGAGGCCTTTGCGCGGGTCAAGCTGGCATAAGAGGTAGTAGGTAAGCAGTAAGCAGTGATCAGTGACAAGTAGCAGGGTGACAAGACATCTTGTCACCCTGAGCGACAAGGAGCAAGAAATGAATCTCAGCAAAAACGTGAAGATCACGCAGGTGTTGGTGGCCACCGCGACCGGGACCACCACGATCAATACCAGCGTGGTCGATATGCAAGGGTATGACGGCGTGGTCTTCCTGGTCAGCACCGGGTCGGCGGCGGCTGACATCGGGGTCAAGCTGCAACAAGGGCAGGTCAGCGACGGCAGCGACGCGGCCGATCTGGCAGGCTCTAAGCAACTAAGTGACGCCACTCAGAAGGCGTTCGTGCTGGACCTGTACCAGCCGCAAGAGCGCTACGTGCGCGCGGCGATTCAGCGTACCACCACGACCACTATCGAGGCAGCCTGGGCCATTCAATACTGTGGCGCCAAAATGCCGATCAACAACGTCACGGCGGCGCAGGCGGCCAAGCTGCTGGCCAGCCCGGATGAAGGCACGGCTTAACCATGATGCGCTTGATTTAAGGATTCACTTGATTAAGGGCAAAGCCCTTGCGACCTTAATCAAGTGAATCAAGCGAATCGTGCGCATCACGGTCCAGACAGGATTAATCATGGTCGAGTTCAGGGTAAAACAAATCACGGCGCCGGCGAGCGAACCCCTGACGCTGGCTGAGGCAAAGCTGCACTTACGCGTCGATGTGGCGGATGATGACACGCTGATCACCGCCCTCATCACCGCGGCGCGCCAATATTGCGAGGGCGTGCTGTGGCGCGCGCTCATGCCCCAGACGTGGGAGCTTTACCTAGACGAATGGCCGTGCGAAGAGATTGAGCTGCCCAAGCCGCCGCTCCAGTCGGTGACCTCGGTGAAGTACACGAATAGTATCGGTGCGACCACGACGATGGATGCCGGCGACTACACGGTGGATACGGCCAGTGAACCTGGCCGCGTGGTGCTCAACTATGGGGAGCTGTGGCCAACGGTGACGCTGGCGACCGCCAACCCGATTGCGATTCGATACGTGTGTGGCTATGCGGACGCTGCGCACGTGCCAGAGACAGTCAAGGCGGCCATGAAGCTGCTGATTGGCCACCTCTACGAGAACCGTGAGGCGGTCGTGGCCGGACTGATTGTGACATCCGTGCCGCTGGCCGTGGAGTCGTTGCTCGGTCTGGATCTGGTGAGATAGATGCGCACGGGAAAGCTACGGCAACGCGTCACGCTTCAGCAGGGGACGGCCAGCCAGAATAGCTTTGGTGAGTCGGTCATCACCTGGAGCACGCTGGCCACCGTGTGGGCCGAGGTGACGCCGCTGCTGACCCAGGCGCGTGAGCAGTTTGCCCAGGGCGGCGACCAGATGCAGGCCAAGGCGCCCCACCAGGCACGGCTACGCTACCGGGCCGGAATATCCCCGGCGACGAATCGCATCATCTGGGAAGGGCGCACACTCGAGATTGAGAGCGTGCTCGACCCGGATGGGCGCAATCGGGAAATGATTGTTCTCTGTTATGAGGTGCAAGTCTAATGGCCAGCACAGTTTCCCTCGAGGGATTAGACGACGTGATCGCCGAACTCAAGCGGCGCGGTACGAATGTGACCGCCGGGCTTGAGACGATCTGTCGGGCCGGGGCGCAGGTGGTCCTGGACGATGCCGCCGACCGGGCGCCGGGCAGTATCGGCGAGCGGCTGCTCATGAAGACGGTGCAAAAGCGCAAGACGGCCGTCACCGTGGCCGTAGGGCCAGGCAAACGGGATCTGGTCGCCCGGCTGATAGAGTATGGCGTGGGGCCGCATGACATTGGCGCCGGCAGCAAGAAACGCCGGCGCGGCAAGACGCGGCGGGTGCTCTATTTCGATGGGCGCTTTGCCACTCGGGTGCATCATCCAGGAATGCGCGCCCAGCCCTATCTGCGCCCAGCCTTCGACTACAACCAGGGTAAGGCGCAGGATGCGATGGGCAACGAGACGGAAAGGCTGATCGAGGGCTAGATGCTGATCGAAGAAGCATTGTTTGCGAAGTTGACGGCGACTACGGGCGTGACCAACCTGGTCGCCACGCGCATCTATCCGCTCCAGGCGCCGCAGACCGACCTGGACGACTATGTCACCTATGAGCGCCCGAGTGGGGCGCCCTACGGCCAGCACGGTGGGCCGAGCGGGCTAACCTGGGCCCGGATGTCCTATAGCTGCCATTCGAGTCGCTACGCCAACGCCAAGACGGCGGCCAAGGCAATTCGGGATGCGCTGGACGGCTTCGCTGGCGTGGCCGGCAGTGTGCAGATTGGTCATTGTATCGCGGAAGAAGACGCCGACATCGGGTTCGACCCGGAGACCCGGCGCTATGTATGTGCGATTGATTTTCATGTGCAGTATTACGAGTGACCGTGATGCGACCGTGATTCGCATGATTTAAGGATTAAGGACGGATTAAAAGCGCGAGGGCTTTGCTTTTAATCAAGTGAATCAAGCGAATCATGGTCGAATCATGGTCCTGACAAGGAGCAGACAAGATGGCAGGTGTAAGTGCCTTTGGCACAGTAATAAAAATCGGCGGGACGGCAGGCACGGCGGTGGTCAATGTGACCAAGATTGACGGCCCGGAGCCAAGCCTGGACACGATTGAGGTGACGGCGCACGATAGTGCGAATGCCTGGCGTGAGTATGTGGCTGGGCTGCTGGATGCCGGCGAGGTGAGTATGGATATTAATTGGGACCCGTTGGCCGCCACCCATAAGAACGCGGTGGGCGGGTTGCAGTATCTCCAAGGGCAGCGGACAAGCTCGCTCTTTGCGCTGATCTTCCCGGCTGCGGGCAATCCGACCTATACGTTCACGGCCTTCGTGACGAAGTTCGGACGGTCGGCGCCGTTTGAAGACAAACTGACCGCTCAGGTGACATTAAAAATCACGGGCGCGCCGACGCTGGTGTAACCCTGGCTGGGGTTGTGGATTTTTTAACAGAATTTTGAGGAGCATTTTCGAATGACAAAGCAGATGGATAGCGCCCCCGCGATGCTGTTGGGGCGCGAGGCGATTCTCGGTGTTGCGGACACGCAGATCGCAGATGTAGAGGTTCCTGAATGGGGTGGCACCGTGCGTGTACGTGGGCTAACTGGCACAGACCGTGATGCCTTTGAGGGCGAGATTGCCCAGCGCAAGGGGAAGAGCGTGCAGATGAACACGCGCAACATCCGCGCCCGGCTGGTGCAGCTCAGTGTTGTGGACGCCGACGGCAACCGGCTATTCAGTCACCTGGATGTGGAGGCGCTCGGCCAGAAAAGCGCCAAGGCGCTGGATCGGGTTTTCTCTACGGCGATGGAACTCAGCGGCCTCTCTGACAAAGACGTCGAGGACATGACGGAAAATTTAGAGCCAGGCCAGAGCGGCGCTTCTACTTCCGCCTAGCTCTGGCCCTCGGTTGCACAGTCCGTGAGCTGCTCGCCCGTTGTGACAGTCGGGAGCTCACGGAGTGGATAGCCTATGACACGCTCGAGCCGATAGGCGCCGGCGCCCGTGGGGATGTGCAGGCGGGGATTGTGGCGAGCACGATTGCTAATGTGAATCGGCCCAAGGACCACAAGCCCTTTACACCGAACGATTTTATGCCGCAGTATGACCGGCCACCGCAAAAGGAACAGACCTGGCAGGAGATGCTGGCAATGTTTGACGGCGGCTTTGGGACGCGCGCAAGCGAACAGTAGTAAGGAATCATGGCGACAGTCGGACAGCTAGTCGTAAAAATCGGGGCGGATGTATCCGACCTCGATCAGAAGATTAGGGGAACGCAGGACAAACTGCGCTCGGCCGGCAGCGCTATGATGTCGCTGGGCGCTGGGCTGTCGGGCACCGTCACCGCGCCGCTGCTGGGGCTAGGCGCGGCGGCGATGGCCGCGGGCGAGAAGCTCAACGAAGGCATGGCCAATGTGCAGTCGCTGGGGGTGGCCCAAGATCGCATTGAATCGCTCAAGGGCAGCGTACAAGAGACCGCCATCCTGGTCGGCAAGAGCACCGAGGATATGGCGGCTGGTCTCTACCAGGCGGAATCAGCCTTTGGCGATACGGCTGACATCGGCAAGAAGTTGGAGATCAACGCCAAAGCGGCGGCGGGTGGGTTGGCCACCGTGACCGACTCGATCAACCTCACGTCGGCAGTGACCAAGGGCTATGGCGACACCAGCGCGACGGCCGTGCAGCATGTGGCCGATCTGGCGCTCAAAACCGTGGCCTTGGGCCAGACGACTTTCCCCGAGCTGGCCGGGTCGATTGGCACGGTCACGCCACTGGCCAGCAATCTCGGCGTTAAGATGGAAGAGTTATTTGGTGTAATGGCGACGGCCACTGGCGTGACCGGTGGCGCCAGCGAGGTCTCTACGCAGCTGCGCGGCGTGCTGCAAAGCTTAATGGCGCCGACTGATAGCATGGCCGACCTAATGCACAGCATGGGCTTTGCTAGCGGCGAGGCTATGCTGAAGGGCAAGGGCCTCCAGGGCACGATCTCGGCGATCATCACCGCAGCCCGGAAGAGTGGCCAGCCGCTGCAAAAGTATATCGGTAGCGTCGAGGGCCAGACCCTCGCCCTGGCGCTGGCTGGGCCGCAAGCCGAGGCTTTTACACAGAAGCTCGCCGAGATGCAGAATGCTGCCGGCGCCACCGATGCCGCCTTCGAGGCGCAGACGCAGGGCGTCGACAAAAACGGTTTTGCGCTCCAGCAGGCGAAGGTAAAGCTCGAAGTCTTTCTGCAGAAACTCTATGACGGCATGGGGCCAGCCTTGCTAGCCGTGACCGGCCTGATCGCCCCTTTCGTTGACAAGCTGCTGGCGCTAGGCGACATATTTGCCAAGATGACGCCCACGCAACAGCTTTGGATTGTTGGCTTGCTCGGCGCCGCCGCGGCGTTGGGGCCGCTGCTGATCATCCTGGGCATGGTAACCAATGCCATCGCCGCCGCGCTGCCGGCCCTGGCCGCAATTGGTGGCGCCTTTGGCCTGCTGCTAAGTCCGATTGGGCTGGTGGCCATCGCCCTGGGCGCGCTGGTCTATTTCAATTTTGGCGGCATTCGTGACTTCGCCGCCGGCATCTTAGGCCGGCTCCAGGCCGCTGCGCCGTTGGCCAGCGATGCGCTCCACGAGCTGTGGGCGCAGCTCACCGGCATCGGCATTGACACCTATGACACCACCGAGGGAATCTATGCTTTTGTCGAGGCGCTGACCGGCTCGCAAGAGATGGCGGCGACAGTCTCGAATAAGATTGGTGACATCGGCTATGCGCTCTATGAGATGGAGCAGCGTATCGCGACGGCGGCGCCGTTGGTCAGCGATGCCTTTGGCGAACTCTTGGCGCAGCTCACCGGGATTGGCGCCGAGTCCTACGATACGACCGAAGGTATCTATGCCTTTGTCGAGGCGTTGACCGGCTCGCCAGCTATCGCACAGCAGGTGGCTGATGCGGTGTGGGACATGGGCACGGCGCTGGCGTCGGCGCGGGCGTGGTTTGGGACGACCTGGGCGGCGGCACAAAGTGAACTGCTGGCAGCCTGGTCGGCGATGCAGCCGCAGCTCCAGCAGCTCTGGGGCTGGTTGCAGGTGAATATTCCCCTGGCGCTCACCACGGTGCAGCTCTGGTTTGCCTCAGTCTGGGCAGCCATTCCGGGTGTCGTCAGTGCCGCCTGGGGGGCGATTTCCCCCTTGCTGACCCAGCTGTGGACCTGGTTGCAGGTGAATATTCCGTTGGCGCTCACGACGGTGCAGGCGTGGTTTAGCGCTGCATGGGCGGCTATTCCTGGCGTAGTCAGCGCCGCCTGGGCGAACATGGGCGGCATTCTCACGCAGCTATGGACGTGGCTCCAGGTTACTATCCCGCTGGCGTTAAGTGTGGTGCAGGCGTGGTTTACCACGGCGTGGAGCGCAGCGGGCGCGGCTGTGAGCGGGGCATGGAATACTGTAGGGCCACTCTTGACCCAGCTGTGGACATGGCTCCAGGTGAATATTCCGTTGGCGCTCACGACGGTGCAGGCGTGGTTTAGCGCTGCATGGGCGGCTATTCCTGGCGTAGTCAGCGCCGCCTGGGCGAACATGGGCGGCATTCTCACGCAGCTATGGACGTGGCTCCAGGTTACTATCCCGCTGGCGCTGACAACGCTCCAGGCGTGGTTTGGCACGGCTTGGGCGGCGATTGCGGGCGCGACGAGCAGCGCGGCAACCACGATGACCACGGTCTGGAATCAATTGGTGGCCATCTTCGGACCGGGGATTGAGCGGCTGATCGCTTCCTTCGGCCAGTTCGGCACGCAGCTCGCGACGCTGGGGCCGGACTTCCAGGCGCTCTGGGCTGCTGCCCAGCCCGTGATTATGGCGCTCGGCGCTGCGGTCGGCGTGGTGTTGGTCTTTGCGGTCAATTTGTTGGCCAACACGTTCAATAATTTAGTGCCGATTATCCGGGCGGCAATCAACCAGGCGGCGACGATACTCAACACGCTCGTCACCACGGTGCAGGGCGCTATCGCCTTAGTCGCAGCGCTGATCAACGGCGACTGGGCCGGGGCCTGGAATGCGGCCAGGGGCATCGTGAGCGGGCTGGCGACATTCGTGCAGAGCTCACTGAACAATTTATGGATTGTGGTCTCGACGGTCTTTGCTGTCATCGCCGCCACCATCCGGGACACCCTGGCCGATCTCGGCTTTACGGGGGCGGCGGCAGCGGTGCAGATGGTTATAGACAAGGTCAGCGCGCTGAGCGGCTGGCTCACGCGGATCGGCAGCGGCGATGTCAAAATTGGCGTGCCGACGTGGGTGACCAACCTGCTGGCCTGGGCGTGGCCAGCGGCGCCCGATGAGATTGCCAGCATCCAGAAGTGGGGCTGGCCCGCGGTGCCCGGCGTCATCGCCGACCTGATCAAGTGGGCGTGGCCAGATGCGCCCGCGGTGATCAGTGACCTGATTAAGTGGGCATGGCCCGCGGTGCCTAAACTAATTAGCGAGCTGCTGGATTGGGGCTGGCCCGGCGCGCCGGATTGGATCAACAATCTGATGAACTGGCAGCCGGCGGTGCCGGGCTGGGTCTCGAAATTGTTGGGGTGGGCCGGGATTGACACGGCGGTGCCAGCGCACGCCCTGGGGACACAATATAGCCGCGAGGGCGTGGCCATTGTCGGCGAGAATGGACCGGAGCCGGTTTGGTTGCCCGGCGGCAGCCGCGTGATGTCTAACACGGATTTTCGCTCGGCCTTGGCCGGCGCCGGCGGGCCGACCGTGCAATTAACCGGCGATGTCCATATCCATAATGATTTGGATGTGGAGGAACTCATGTGGCGGATAGCGCAGAAGTTCAAGCGGAACGGATAACCCCACCCTAGCCCTCCCCTAAGAAGGGAGGGAACTGATCAGGGATAGAATTGTATGCTTTTGCAGTTGACGGATGGCACGACAACGATAGATTTGACCTCGACGGCGCCGGTGACGGGCTGCATCTATTTCCCGCAAATGCCGCGCTCCTTGCGCGCCAAGAGCGTGGAAGAGACAGCCACCGTGCGCTTGACCGGCACCGACAGCCAGATCCGAGCGACGACGAACGCCATCGAACGAATGTTTGAGCAAGCAATCGAACGCGCCGAAGACGGCGTCGGGCCGCGCGTTTGGGTCATGTATCGCCCGGTGCCCAGCGACAGCTTGTGGCGCGCCAAGGTGCGCGCCGGGCGCCTGAGCTGGAGCGATGAGCCAATGCTGCGCCGACTGAAAGAGACGACGCCGACCGTCATGGTTGCATTACTCTGGGAGCGCGAGCCGTTTGAGGGGCCAGAGGTTGAGGCCGCCACTAAGAGCAAGGCCAACGGCACGCCAGGCACGGGCGGCAAGGCAGTGGCCAACAGTAGCGACAGCAGCCGCGGCAACTGGGTCGAAATTGCCTCGACCGAAATTATCGGCACGCTGCCGGCGCTGACCCGCATCTCGATGCAGAATACCAGCGGCAGCGGCCAGGATTATTCCAACATCTGGATCGCCACCAATGTCAAGAGTGACCCAAGCAATTTCGTTCACGTGATCGAGGGCGAGAGTAAGATCACTGGCGGCGGAACGGTGACAGCCGACTCGGGTTCGAGCAGTGGCAACTATATTAGCTATCCGGTAAGCGGCTCGACCTTGATGGCGTGGAGTCTGCCGGCGGCGACCGTTGACGACTGCGGCGGGCGTGATTTCCGATTGCTGGCGCGGCTGGTGAGCTTGCCGGCGGCGCCGATCTATGTGACGCCGATCATCAAAGAGTACAACAATCTGATCACCCTCATCGCCGGCAAGGAGATGAGGATCGACCCAAGCGGCTTTCGGCTGGTTGATTTGGGCTCGCTGCCGATTCCGCCCGGCGGGGGCGACGCCAGCGGCTGGGCCGGACTGACGCTTTACCTAGGGCTGCGCTGCGACACCTCGGCGACGCTCGCGCTCGACTACATCCAGTTGACGCCCACGGATAGCTTGCGCCACCTGTACCAGCGCGGCATGACCATCCCCAACAATGATTACGTTGAGGATCATGCAATTGATGGGCTGGCCTACAGCATTGAGAGCGGCGCCAAACATCCATTGCACATGCAACTGGAATCGCCGGTGATGGTCTGGCCAGGTGTGACCCAGCGCATTTATTTTCTCTATGACAGCACCTTTGGTGCGTCGCCCGTGGCCGCCACGTTGAGCGTGCGCGTTTATTATCGCCCGCGCCGGTGGACGGTGTAGAAGGAGGAAGGAGTAGGGAGTAGGGAGTAGGGAGTAGGCGACGCTTACTCCATACTCCCTACTCCCTACTCCCTGCATGAACACATTCTCTGTCGAGTTTTTTGACCGCAACTTCTCACCCGTGCCGGCGCCGAATGGCGTGGTGCTAACGCCGCGCTCATGGACCGGCGAGGAGATTGGCGGGCCGAAACAGGCAGAAGTCGGCGGCACGGGCAACGAGGCGAGCTGCTGGCGCTTTGCGGAGTGGCTACGCTACGGCTTCCAGATCCGCAACAACAACGGGACGATCTGCTGGTGGGGGGAGCTGCACGGGGTCGAGATCACCGTGGGCGCGCTGACTGTAGGGCTATCGCTGGATGAGATGAACAATCGCATCATGGTGCGCTTCTCCTACGATGCGCCGGGCGGCACGGTGAGCGGCACCACCAGTTGGAGCCAGGACGATTTTAGCGTAGCAACCTACGGCGCCAAGGAGTTGGTGGTCAGCGCAAGTAAGACACCCCTCGCCAGCGCAACGGCGCGACTGGCCAGCGAGTTGGCCAAGCGCGCTTGGCCGGTGGGCACGCCCACACTGGGTGACCCTGGACAGGACGACCGCGCGGCCAGCGTGGTGCTGCATGGCAAAGGCTGGCCCTGGACGCTGGACTGGAAGTATTACGCCCAGCCAACCGGTCGCATTGTGTACGATGTGGGCGGCACGGACCAGGTGCTCGGCTGGGGCTTCTCGGCGCCACTAGGGTTTACGCACGCCGACAACCGCATCCACAACATCGACGCCAAATGGACCGGGCTGCCGACCGGGGGCAAGGTGCAGATCTCCGGGCTGGGCGCCAACAATGGCGCCTTCACGGTCACGCAGGCGACCAGCGAGGCGATTGATACCTACACCGCCAACAGCATCCTTTTCGAGACCAACGACGACATCAAAGACAACGCCGGCTTGCTGGCCTTTGTGCGCAACCACGAGATGATCCAGGTATCCGGCAGTGCAGCCAACAACGGCTACCACCGCATCGACGGCACCGGGGACGACCACATCACCGTGGATGAGACGTGGAATACCACGATCTCCAACGGCTCGGCAGGACCGAGTGTCACCATTAAACAGGGCAGCAGTATCGAAGTGGCCGAAGCGGTCAGCAACGCCCTGCCGGGCAGCACGGCGACCGTGGTGGCGCACGGCATGAAGGTGGCGCAGGCGTTCACGCTGCCGACCGCAGGTAGTTGGACCGCCGGCGAGATTCTGGTCAAGCTCAAGAAAATCGGCGCGCCCGGGGATGGGGTCAAGGTCTCGATCCAGACCGACAGCGGCTCGGCGCCGAGCGGCACCATCCTTGACAGCGTGACGGTGGTGGCCGGCAACATTGGCGGCACAACCGATTGGATTTCGTTCATGCTGGCCATCACGGCGACGCTGAGTTATGGCACCACCTACTGGTTGGTTGTCGAGCGCACGGGCGTCAACAGCAACACCGACTACTACGTGGTTGATGTGGATGACCAGGCCGGGTATGCCGGCGCCCTGCGGCTCTGGACCGGCGCCTCCTGGGTGGCGCCGGCGACCGACGCCGATCTGGCGTTTCAGGTTTGGGGCTACCGTGAGACCACGGCGCAGATGCAGGATGTGGCGAGCGCCTGCGGGCAGTTTGGGCTATCGCTCGTGGTGAGCACAGCCAGCGGACTGTATGAGCGCCAATATCGTGACGGCGCCTATACGGGTTGGAGTGAGATCCTCGACCTGGTCGGGCGGGGCACAGCCGGCGGGCAGCGGCTATTGGTGGCGCCCTGGCCAGGCCGGCGCGAGTTGCAGGTCTATGCCGAGCCGACGGCGAGCCCTGGTAATGATCTGCTTTGGCGGCGCGACGGTAGGCTCTACTATCCGGGCGGGGCGCCGTACGAGCCGGGGCTGCTACCGGTGGGCCAGTGGATCACGCTGGCTGACGTGCCGGCGAGCATCAACTCGACGGCGCGCCTATCGCCGATTTTTGCCAGCGCGTGCGAATACGACCCGGCGGCCGGGCGCTGGCGCATCACCCCACGCGGCGCCAGCGATGTGTGGGATTTAGGATCGAGGCAGGGCTAATGGGCCGCAAAATCAGCGATGTCTATCGCGAGCTCGAACCCTATATTGTTGACCTGGTCAATGCTAATTTGCGCGGTAGTCTGGCCGCGGCGAGTGGCGGCAGTGGCAGCGGCCTGGTCGCGCACGCGCTCAATGGTCCCTACCACACCGGTGCGCTAGACCAGAGCCAGGCGCCCTGGTTCGGTGTGCATGCGGCCAACGCCAACGCGCATCATCCAGAGATCCACGCCATCATCGGCGCCGACCACACCTATGCCGGTGGCGCGGCGTTAGATCTTTTCGGGTTGACTGCCCCCAGCACGCTGGGCGTAATCACCCCCAACAGCAACCCCGGTGCTGCGGCGGCTGTGCTACGGACCACGGCAGCGGGTGCGCTGACCCTAGAGCGGCTCCTACTCGCCGATGGGGCTGCGGCGACGCCGGCGCTAGGGTTCGCTGCTGACGCTGGCGTCGGGCTGTATCGCATCGGCACGGACATTCTGGGATTTGCTACGAATGGCGTCGAGCGAATGAGGATCGATGCCAATGGCTATGTCAACATTGGTGGCGTCAACAGCGCATATCCGTTTTATCTGAGTCGCAGCTTTGGTGCGTTGCCACCAGCGCAGACATGGCTCAGCTACTACAACGCTAGCGCCAGCGGGGATGCCGGTGGCACCTCCTCGCTGAGCAATTTACAGTTCCTCGTCTCCGGGCAAGGGAGCGTAAATATTTCCAGCGTGACAGCCATCGGAGGCGACGTCTACAATCAAATGAGCGCTGGCCTCGTGTCGACGCAGCAGGTGGTTTCGGCGAACGTGCGACTTTCGGGAGCAGGCAATACCACCAACGCCTACGGCTACCGAGCTATCCCGATCCTGTCGTCGTCTGGCAGCATTACCACATGGCGCAGTTTTGAAGCGCGTTCGCCTAGCTTGACAAGCACGGGCACGATCACGACTGCCTATGGGATCGACATTCCGGCGCAGAAGGTCACGGGGGTGACCACGGGCTGGGGGGTCCACCAGTCGGGCGCCGCCGATAAGAACTATTTCAATGGCGGCGTGGGCATCGGCACGAACTCGTTTACTGAGAAGTTGAACGTGGCCGGTGATGTGAAGCTCGGCACGTTTTTTCAGCTCGACAACACGCTGAAATCGCTTGGCGTCGGCATCACGCCGGACGGGGCCGCCTTGGCCGATTTCCAGGCGGTGAATGCATCCGATCACACAGTGCGCATTAAGCAGATGACCAGCCAGACCGGCCGCTTGTGGAGAGTGGAGGACACGAGCGGCAATGAGCTGCTGGTGCTCGATTCGGCGGGCAATCTGCAATCGGGTACGCCTGGCTTCGTCAGCGGCCTGACTGGCTGGCAGATGACGCCAACCGGCAACTTGGAGGCCAACAACGCGTTCATCCGTGGCGAGCTGCATGCCTCGATCTTTGTGGTCGATGAGATCCACGCTCACGGCGGTACGGAATTCATAGCGACGGCGGGTAAACTCGAAAATCCCTGGACGCTGAATTTTACGACGGCCAATGAATTAGTGTTGGACTTGCGCACCACGTCGGTCAGCGGCAGTGGATTGCAGTTGGATCTGCGCACCACGAGCGTGACTGGCAGCGGCTCGCAGCTCACAACCCGCAACCTGACCAACTATATCGACATCACCGACCCGCCGTCTGGTCACGCCATCATGTTCAACATCGGTTGGACCTTGCGCCTCAAGAGTCTTGGCAACACGTCGCCGGGGATCGACCTCTACGACGTGTGGTGCAAAGTGCTCTACGTCGAGGACCAAACGTCATTCTATCGCTACTATGTGCAAATCTTCAGCGGCGGCGCACATGGCGTAGTCATCCCCGCTGGTGTGGCAGATGTCAGCTACGGCGCCAAGGGTGACGGTCGGATCATGTTGACCAGTGATCTGAACTATGCGCCCTACATTGACATCTTCACGGTCGGCGATACACCCTGGACTGGCGACATCACGCCGCACGTGCGCCTTGGACGGCTCGACGGTGTAGGCGTGCCTGGCGTGTCTGGCATCCAGCAATACGGTATTGTGGCTGGCACGAACCTCGCCAACGCCAATTCGCCCTATTTTGTCATGTCTAACTTGAAACAGTACATGTACAAAATCGGCAGCGAGTGGAACGACGGTGTCAATCCAACCGTGAAAATTGAGCCATCTGGCCGGTTCCGGATCGGCTTGGATGTGGAGACGCCAGCGCTGACCGTGCTCGACTTCGATCCGTCGTCCGGCGTGTTCAACATCGGCAATGTGCTCTATCCAGTGGCCGTCAACTTGATCGGCAACATGACCATCCAGAATCCTGGGGCGATTGCAACCAGCACCTTAAATAATGATGCGGGCTGGACCCTCGGCGCGGTGTGGGGCACGAACCTGACCGGCATACCCTCCCCGTTGGGCACACCCAGCGGGGCCGGCTTGTACCTAGATGCGACCCATATGGGCTACTACACTGGCTCAGCGTGGCGCACCTACATGGACAACACGGGCAAGTTTTATTTTGCCGGGGCCAGTGGCGCCACCTTGGCATGGGACGGAACGGATTTGTATGGGACGGATGGGACAAACGTGCAATGGTACGCCAGGGCCAGCACGGGGAAAATGTACGCCGGCGTGGGCGCGGTGACGCTGGACCGCAACGGCGTCACACTCACGAGTGATACGACCGACAGCTATCTGACGCAGGCAGATGCGAATGCTCTCACATTCAATCGCACAGGGACGGGTACAATCGGGCGCGTAGCAGGTTACTACAAAAGCTCTGGCACGCAATACGGTATGGACGTCTACGCTATGTCCCCCAATTCTGAGGCAGTCATCACTACCTTGCAGGCCATTGCGCAGGGCAACGCATACTCTCCCACTGCGCCAGGTAACGCCCGCCTGATCGCTCAGTCTGGCGCTAGCGACATTATCAAAATGTTCGCCAATATTATTCAGTTTTTCGCAACCAACAAAACAACACCGTCAATCGAGGCGGTGGCCAACCAGGTCAACATCTATGACGATTTACGTTTGGATGGATCGACCAACCATGCCCTAGGCATAAGGACAACAGCATAATGAATAAGCCATTGACAATCAGCCAGCAACAACACCTGCTCGCCCTGATCGAACGAGCCAAAGCGGCGCAAGGAACGATCAATCAGTTCGTGGAATATTTACGTGATGAGCACGAAGCGCCAGAGATGCAGGGCTGGGCCATTGCGGATGTGCAAACGGGCTTCATACAGACGGGGCAGCAGGTGCAGCCATATGCGCCGGAAGGGTCTAGCTAATGACACGATACATCGACCAATTGAACGAAACGACCGACCCGGTATCGGGCGATTACCTGCTGATCTATGACGCCAGCGCTGGAGCGACGGACAAAGATCGCAAGGTGAATATCAACAAGTTCGGCATCTTGGCCAACGCTCAAACATGGGCCGGCGTACAAACGTTCACGTATGGTCCCGTGGTTCCGGGGACGATCAACGACGAGAAATTCGCGCTCGACAGTTCGGCGTCAACGTTCACGCTGACGGCTGGTCAATCTCTGCCATTCTCGGCTAGTGGCGCGTTTTCTGGTCTGGTCCAGCTTATTGAGCCAGCCACGGGCGCCGCTGCCGTGTATTTCATGAGTGGCGGCAATGTCAATCTGATCAGCACGATTGGTGGTGTCTGGACGGCGAATACGACCACCGGCAGCAATCAGTTCGACGTGAGCTACGTCAGCAGCAAGTATCAGCTCAAAAATAAATACGCTGTATCGAAAACGTTCACGATTATGGCGCTACGCGGCCGCAACGCCGCATAAGGAGGAATTTAGATGGTAGACGGCATGGATCGAAATTCGATCATCCAGACAGTAAACAACGCCCTCTTGATCTATGAGGCACAAAAAAATGCTGCGCCAGCGGCAGCAGACACGCCACTGAAGCGCCTGGAGGCGTCGGCGGCGCGAATCTTGGCCGATTTTCAAAAGCTCATCTTGACCATTGATGAGAACCAACGGCGCTGGACGGCGTCTGATGTGACCACGCTGATCGCGGCCACGCCAGACGGCGAGGTTGTGCCAGGCGGCACGTATGACAAAAGCCGCTGGATGGAGTTGGCCGGGGCGTATCAGTCGCTGGCGGTGTGGCTGGCTACGCCCATCGCCGAGGGTGGGCCGACGCCGGGCAAGGTCATCTTTCGGGACTATGTGCCACCGGTGCAGGAATAGCGGTGGAAGCAAGAAGAGGCCAGGACTCGATTGAGTCCTGGCCTCTTCTTGTGTTAGATGTCCTGATAGAATTCGGGGCCGTGCTTGTGGCCGACCTTGAGTACTTCGACGGTGATGATTTCCTCTTCAATGATGTACACGATGCGGTAGTCGTTGATTTTGATTTTATAGCGTCCGGCCAGGATGCCGGTGAGTTCCTCGGCGTGTGCTGGGTGGGGATCGAAGGCGAGTTCGGCAATCAGCCGCCGGGCGCGTTGGCGAATGTGGCCGGGCAATTGGTCAATCTGGCGCCGCACGTGGCGCTCAATTTTAAGCCGGTACGGCGGCTGCTTCTGCTTCATCTGCGGTTAACCATTCGTTGATTTCGGCGGGCGTGAGTTCAATTAAGTCGGTTTCGCCCTTGGCCAACGCCAGTTCAACCTTCAGGGCGGCGACCGCGCATTCGAGTTTGTCGATATACTCGGCTTGATCTTCCCAGTCGGCGATGGAAAGAAGGACGGCAATGGGGCGACTGCGCTGGGCGAGAATGATTTTACCCTGTTTGAGCAAGTCGAGCACTTCGTTATGACGGATGCGTAAATCGCTGATTGGGATGATGTGGGGTAGGGTGTTCATGATAGCCTCCAAACAAAAATACAGTTAGCGGTTATGCGCTAACTGTAGCGGATTGTTGGGTAGTTGTCAAGATTTTTCTACGATATGCTTGAGCTTGTCGATCATCGACTTCAGTGTGATTTGGGTAATTTGGTTGGGGGGCAATGCGTCGGCAATCTCGCTGTATACCTCGAAGGTCTCTTGTACCAGTTCATAGAGTTTGATGAGGATCTCACGCTTGCCCGCAGCATCGCCGCCCACTTCAGCGAGCAGCAGTCCCACCACGTCAATACCTACGATGGCATCGGCGACGCGTTCATCCGCAGCCAGCGACGGCGCTCGCTGCGCTACCTTCTTTGCGAGCGCAGCCTTGCGTTGCTCAATCTTGTGGCGCAGCCAGTTGATCGCCGCATCCCAGTCGGCGCAGGTTGTAGATTGACTACTATCATTGTTGATGTAGAGGGCTGGGAAGTACCAACCCGTGTTGCTGGTGATTTTACAATCCCATTCAGCGAGGTCGGGCGGCAAGTCGTAAATCGGGAGCGGGCCAGACTTCTTCACCTTCTCGACCTCAGCATCGAATGCTTGCTGCTCGGTGTGTTGCTCTCGGCGCTCTTCGGTGCGCGCCAAGTGAGCTAGATTCTTTTTGAGTTCGCCGCGGATAATGACGATACCATTGATCAGCAGTTGGCCATCCAGTGTTGTCCCTTCTGGCACTTCGTCTCGAAAATGTCTCGGCTCTCTGCCTACGTTGAGCCAATCCAAGTAAGCGCGCCACCTGACCTCCGACGATGCAGTCGGCATGGGGCAGTAGCCCTTGACCGTGCGCCAGATAAGCGCCATCGTTTCGTCCAGCGTGAGCGTGCGTCGCTGGGCTGGCGGTTGCTCGGCGGCGACAGCCGACTCAATAGCCGGCGGCTGGATCTGGCCGCGCTCGTATTTTTCGGCAGTGCGCACCGCATCGTATTTGGCGACATAGTCCCCGCTTGTCCACAGAAACTCTGCTATACCGTGCTTGGATATGCCTCTTTGCCCGTTGCCCGCGTACCCGCTCCACCCTTTACCGAGAAGCCACACCTCGATTTGGCGAGCCTTTTCGGCTACGTCGCTTGGCCGCTTGCCGATATTGGCTGTTTCGTAGGTCTTGCCATCCGCGCCGACCCGGCTGGTCAGCTGAGGAATTTCCTCACCTGCGACCATTTCCGCCCGATATTTCGCAATCGTCTTATTGTCCACGCCTAGATGCTTAGCGATCTGTCTATCGCTGAGACCGGGTGCAGCCGGGTGCTTTAGTGCGCTGCGAATCGCCCGTTCCTTGTCGGCTGTACTACGGCGTAGCCCGTGGCTCTGGTTGGCGGCGTAGCTGCGCCACTGGGCCTCTTCCAGCGTGCCGGGCACCACACGGGCGGCGATCTCAGTGCGGCCGCTGCGTAGATGGCTTTCGATGCGGTGAAAGCCATCATAGAGCCAGTAGTCCTTGCCATCAAACATCACGTCGATGGGTGGGAACTGCACCCCGTCGGCGAGGGCGGCGACGTAGTCGCCCACTACGTCTTCATTCATGCCTTGCCGGGGCTGCGTGCCGCCGTCGCGGCGGATTCGGGCGATTTCCAGCATTTGGTTTTCTTCAGTCGTTTTGATAATTCCGCTAAGTAATGACATGTTACGCCTCGATCCTGTCCATGATGGCGTGAGCAACGCTGGCGTAGGCGGCTGAGATTTTGGCAGCGGCATCTACCCCTTGCCGCAGAGGGATGACACCGAGCACGAACGGATTGCCTATCGTCTCTTGAATCTCGCGGATAAAATCCAGATGGGCATTAACGTTGAGGTTAGCCTTGGTAATGACGCAGCCCAAGATCTGTGTCTTGGCGTCAGCCAGATCGTTGAGCTCGGCGACCATGGCGCCCATGCGTTTCATGCCAGCAATGGCCTCTTCACACGGATCGACCGGAATGACGACATAGTCGGCAGCAAAGAGTGCATTCACGACGAGGATATCCGCGCTCGGCGGGCAGTCGATCAGGATAGGTCCGTCGATGATGCCCTGCTGGGCGCGAATGGCACGGGCCAGCAGGTTATGATTCGGGCTGCGTGATTGAACGTAGGTGGCGACCTGGTTGAGCTTGATGTCCGTGCCGACGAGGCCAATGTTGGGATCAATGCTACATGCCTGCATGGCGTTGATCAAACTGGTATGGCCCGTGAGCACATCGCCGATTGCGTTGGAGTGGTCGATCCGGCCGTGCAGTATGCGGGTGAGGCTGGCCTGACTGTCCTTGTCGATACAGAGCGGATGGCGGCCCATCGCGGCGATGTGGCGAGCTAGCCAGTAGGTTGTGGTGGTCTTGGCGGTGCCGCCTTTGTGATTGCAGATAGCGATGGTTTTCATATCGGAAGTCCTTTTATTGATTGTGGGCGCTAGCGGTTCGACAAGCTCACCGACCGGGCGCCCGGATTGATTAGAGATAGCGGGTTTTGTAGAGCGCAATGCCGAAGAGAATAAGAAAGACAACAGCAACGGTCAAGCCGCCCAGGCAGAACATGAACATGCTTATCCTTTCAATAACGCTTTGACCGTGCGTTGGCCATCGCTTAAACAGTATTCACCATCAACCACACTTACACGTTGCCCCGTGCGCCTGGCGTAGTCTCGCAGCAGGCGCACCTGGTCAACCGTCAATTGTCCATGCTGCGCCTGGGCGAGCTGCGGCGCCTGGCGTGTGCGCTCGTAGTAAATCCGGCCTTGCCAGTTGACCACAAGCGCCACCACCACGGCGGCGCCGACAATCAGCAGGGCGAGGGGAATCATGCCGGCCCACGCCTTTGCCCGCTCGGTGGCGCCGTTCTGTTTGCTCTGCTCGGTGATTATCTTGGCGTTGCTCTCGGCGATGCGGGCGGCTTCGTCGGCGTGGGCCTGGGCGATCCGGGCGTTGGCGTCTGCCTGGGCGATACTCACGCTGGCGTCAGTGCGCAAGCGCGTGCGAGACGTGGCGCCCAGTGGATCCGTAGGGCCATTACTGCACCCGGAGAGAAACCACAAGCCGAACAGAATCACACCGATCCCCAGCACCCGCGCCGCAAAATCGCCATTGGTGATCATGCGATAAAGTACCAGCAAAGCGAACAGGAATAGGGCAACGTGCCAAAACTCTTTGGCGTTTGGGTCAAACTGCAAGAAGTCAGCAATGTTGATTGCGCTCATATGATCGCCTCGACAAACTCAAACACATCTTCAATAGCCGGTTGTTCGCTGGCCAACGTCGCCGGCGTTGCGGTCGCTACAAACGCGCTGCGCTCACTGCCAAGCCAACGCAGCAGGGCGGTGAAGCCAATCAGCACAACCAGCTTGGCAACATCGGGTAGGCTGGTCGGCAACGAACACAATCCGGTCATGGCCACAGCGCCCACCACACACGCGACAATGTTACTCCACCACCCAAACCGGTTGCCGACGATAGCAACCGCGCCGCACGCGTACACGGCAAGGAATGTACACCCGATTTCGATTAACATTTTTCTATCCCTTCATCTGCGCGATTACAGATATTGACATATTGCTACACACTGCGTTGCGCTACCCCTGCGTATTCCATAGCCTATTGCTACCTATTGCGTAGGGGTAACCCTGCCTACTGCGCCGCGCTACCCCTGCGCATTCCTGCACACTAGCCCACCATATTTCAGGTAGTCTTTGGGCGTCATCTCGTGCCGATTTACCCAAGCCAGCGCCAGCGTCAAGGTGTCCCAACTGGGTGTATTGACGTGCCAACGCCGCATGGTGGCCACATAGAAAAAGAGGGGCTTAGGGCGTTCGTTGGCAAACGATAGAAGCCAGCGCCGCATGACATCGCGCTCGGTGCGCGTCAGCGATCCTTTGCCCGAGCTGCCCCACGGCGCCCACACCCCCGAAGGGATCTGCGTGTTGCCGGCCAGATTGATAAAGCGCCCATGCTCGTTTTGCTGGTAGCAGAAGTGGGTAAACAACTCTAATTCCTGATTGGCCAATGTGCAGCGCCCCGCCGCGATGGTCTCCGCGTCTACCAGGTCGGGCGCCGTGCGATAGTGGCCATAGGCACCAACGATAGTGGCCGCGCGGTCAATGAATTTTTCCATAGTCATTGGCGTTTACTCCGTTCGTCGTATTGCTCTGGATACATTGCCCGTAGGCGGTGATTCTGCTCTTTCTTCATCATGTCAATGTAGGCGTCCATCTGCGTGCGATTCTGTGCGGCTGGCTGCTCTCTGTAGTCCAGAATCGATAGGAAGACGAACACTCCGACCCATTCGACAGATGCCAGAATCAACCAAGTCAGAAAGATGAATTCACCCTTGAGCATCACCATAGCGGCCGCGGTGAGAATGGCCAGCGCTAGCGTCACCTGGTGAACCTTCGTTACCATTGCCTGGGCGCGGGTGATGGGTGTCGCTTCATACTTGACTACCTGCTGCACTGTGACGGGCATAGCGGCCGCATACGGGTCCACCACGTTGGGCACGCTGCGCACCGGTGGCATGATTTCACCTTCCATTGGTACCATGCGCACCTGCCCACGTTCAACGATTTTTAGTTGCTTCATCATGCACCCCCTAACATTGCCAGCATCGCACCACCACCCAACAGGATGGCGAAAAAGCCGACGATCAGCATGATGCCAACTGTGCGCCAGAAGGCACTGGCGCCATCACCGCTCTGTCTGGTCTCCTCGATACATTCGCTCTCGGCCTGCTCGACCACGGGCGTACACAGCCATAGGATGCCGAAGGCGATGAACATGCCTGCACCCAACACAATCGCCGGGGTAACGCACAGGCAAGCGCCGACCGCTGCCAGAAGGCCGAATAGGTCGCGGTAGCCACTAGTTACAGTCTGTTCGTGGTTGGCGCTCATGATTGCACCGCCGCGTCAGGGTCAACGCTCACTTCGCCAGTGAGCAGGTCAACAATAAAGCCATCCTCTTCCAGGTCAGCGATCTGCTCCGGGGTCATGCCGCCCGGCAGAAGCCGATCCTCCTCCTCTTCCCAACTCAGTAAATCATCTGTGGCGGCGCGCCAGATGTTCTCAAGAGTGCCCATAGCTAGTCATCCTCCCCATCGCTATTGCTGGCACTGTCGTCGGAGCTGCCCTCTTCTGGCTCCGGGTCTGGGTCATCATCGGTCGAGCCTTGGTCTTCGTCGGTCTGGCCGCCCTCTTCCCACGGCCACCCGGCGACCGGCAGATTGGCGGCGAGGATGGCCTCGGCTTCAGCGATTACGTCGTCGCTGCATAGGGCCGACTTGGTGCCATGTTCTGCGAACATGTGTTCGGATAGTGCTATGTGGTTGTCGAATACGCGCTCGCAGCCCGGATAGAGGCAGGGAACCTTATCGCCGCATACAGGTGCAGTGGTACGCACCCTAGTGCAGCGGTGTTTGACGTTGGTGATGATTTCAGTATTCATGTGATTCTCCATAGGAATATGGAGGGCGCTGAGCAAAATAAAACGCCCTCCGGTGGATTGATTCCACTGGAGGGCGTAGCTGTGATAGAATTTATCGCAGCCATCGCCACTGCGCCGGTTAGCGTTCCAGTGGGTGATGGTGAGCCGGCAGCCGGTGTTGATCCCACGGGCTGCCGGCGATGAACGATTAGTTTTTCTTCCTCTTGGGCTTGACGCCCTCATAAAGATAGATGCGTTGCCAGGTCAGCTGGACGTTGAGGATAAGCGCCAGGCGCCGCAGCTCGTCTGCTTGCTCACTGAGCAGCGGGCGGCCACAAAGTTGCGTGAGGCGCTGGTGAAGTTGCTTGCGTTCGCTGGTCAGGTAAGTGGTCATCGTTAGTTTCTCCGCACCCAGTTATAGATCCCGACGTGCATGATGTTGCCCTTGGCAATAAAGTCTTCGCTGCGGATGTAGTCGGCGAGCAGTTGGAGCTGGTGCAGCTCGGCTTTGGCTTTGGCCAACTCAGCCCTGGCGCCTTCCAACTCCTTGCGTCTGGCGATCTCGTGCCCGATTAGACGCTGCTGGGCGACCAGTAGGATGATGAGCAGCAGCACTATGATGTTGGACATGGCGAGTTCAGGCAGTGACATGATGTGCCTCCTCACGTTTCGTGAGCGCGTAGACGTTGGTGGGCCGATTGCGCCGGTTGGGCTTGTTGCCGACGATTTGCACCTTGTTTTCCTCGGCCAGGTAGAACATCGAAGCGCTAATTCTGGACGTTGTTGGCTCGCCGACCAGCTCGGCCAGGTCGGCCACGTTGGCCGAGGGCACCGTTTTCAGCGCGTCCAGGATGCGCTGACAGAGTGTCGGCGGCTTGACGATGACGGGCTTGGGCTCGACTGGCGCTGGGGCAGGCTCGACGACAACGGGCTCGTCAAGCGGCCCTTCGGCAGGCTCAGGGGCCGGTAGAAGGGCCGCCAGCTCCTCTGGGTCTTCGGGTACGAAGACCGGCTTCGTGCCCCCAGCGGCAAGGAACTTGCGGGCGGCGATCAGCGATTCGAGATGGTAGGCGGCCTGCTTGATCCGCTTGGCGCGTTGGCGTTCGGTGTAGGCGTCCCATTGGCGGCGCCGGCGCTCGATGGCGGTTTCAATGTCATATGTGCTCATTGGCCACCTCCGCAGACGGGGCACGAGCCGCCGATGTAGCGAAAGCTCTCCATGTCCCGCGGGCTGATGACGGCGTAGCCCCGTTCACGCAGGGCCTCGGCGGCGTCTTCCGGGGTGACAGCCACGATGTAACCGTTGTTCCGCAGCCAACCAATTGACTTGTTGGCGATGTGTGCATCCTGCATCGCCTCTCTCATCATGGCGGCCTCAGCCATACCGATGGCATCAAATTCGCTCATGGGCCACCTCCAGCACTCTGAATTCGAGCGTGACGGGCTGCTGGGCAATGAAGCCCAGGTTGCGTTGAATCTTGGCGGCCAGGCGGGTTTTGAGCCACTCGGCGCCGGCAGCAGAGTGGCAGGCAATGACGTAGTCTAAGCCCTCCGTGCTGAGCGGCACAGTGTTGCGCATGAAGTCGTTGAACGGTCGCTTGGGCAGCAGCATCTCGTAGTCGTCGAGGATTTTGAGCCAGATGCGATGATGTTCGCTGTTGGTGCAGACGGCCTGGTTGACGGCGGCCAGCGTGGCGGTCTGCGGTGCAGGCGCCGGTGTTGGCTCCTCTTCTTCTTCGGCAACTTCGGATGCATACTCCTCTTCGGGTGTGCGAAAGCGAATGTAGAAGGCTGTGGCCCGGTCTTCGTCGGTTAGGGTGAAGCGGCTGAAATCGTTGTCGATGCGATGCTTCAGCGCGCCCGGCCCGGTCGCTCGTGCGTCTTTGCGCCAGGTAAAGATGTGCTCACGTAGGGCCTCGAATGGAACTGCTTCAGCGAAGCGTTTGGCGTCGTCGGGAAAGATGCCAGCCTCGCGCAGCATTTGACGTGAGCGCGCAATCAGTTCGGATCTGAATTGATATACCTCCTCTAAATTACTACTACTAATTGATTTATTAATTTGTGCAGCAGATGATCTTCCACGCGCGTTTCCTGCACTCCCAGGATCATCTGCTGCACTCCCACGCGCGTTTCCTGCGGTTGGACTATTTTCGAGGCTTTCAACCGCAGCAGATGATCCTGGAAGATCATCTGCTGCACTCCCACGCGCGTTTCCTGCGGTTGGGGTTGCGTACGGGTCGTAATTCATGTCATCCATAAGCCAGGCCAACCACGTGACATAGATGTTGTCGTTGGTGCTGTAGTGGATAAGCTTGCGTTCGCCCAGCCGAATTAAGTGGCGCCGAGCGTTGTCTGCGCTAGTGCAGCGGGCAAGGGCGATAAGTTCATTCCAAGTTACATTAACCTGACCGTTTTCGGGACTGGCTCGAAGCGCCAGCCTAAATGCTACACTCTCAGTAACGGCGGGCAGGTCGGCGGCGACAATGCGCCGGAGCACATCTAAAATGCGGGTATCGCTCATGATCGGGGTGTCCTTCACGCTTCGCTCACTTCGGCCAAAGCCTGCGGGTAGTCGGCTTTGAGTTGGTCAAACACCTTGATGCCAAAGCGCTGGAGTTCGGCGTTGCCTGGATCCGTCGTCAAGATGGACTTGGTGTCCGTCGCGTATTCATCATCCCTGATGATGACCTTTTTGTGAATGACGACAATGCTCTGGGCGTTGGGATATTCTTTACTCCAGCGGGTGATGGTCACCTCGATTTCGTTAGGGTAATTGTCGCCAGCGTAGCGGCATTGATACTCGCGCTCGTGGTAGACGACTTCCATTCTTGCATTCTTTTTCATATCGGGATTCCTTTGAAACAAACGGATGGCTTGCGGTAGCGCATCCGCGGTAGTTGGATGTAAAATGGGAGGTTAGAGGCCGCTCAGTCTCTTTCCTCCCCCCGGGGTACATTGTTGATTCGTTCTGCTCCCTCCTGGGGGCGGGATCAAATGTACCAAACGAGGGAGAGTTTTATGTTGCTAGTTGAAATCATTCCTGTTTATTTGCAGGCCAGGACGGTCAACGGCTTGGCCGCGACTACAGTCAACTGGTATGGTTGGCTGCTGCGTCGCTATGCGCGCTGGGTGGAGCGTGAGCATCACCAGAGCGACTGGACGGAAATGGAGACCGTCGAGGCATACATCGCGGATTGTCGCAAGGAATTGCGGCCCGTGAGCGTTTCGAGCACCTACACCACGCTCAACGTGTTCTTTGCCTGGTTGGCCAAGCGGAAAGTGATTAATGGCCAACCCAACCCCTACCTGAAGCTATCTAACCCAATGGATGATATTCCTATGGCGCGGCCGCCACGGTCGAAACCGCGCGTGACCGAAGTCGAAGACTACGATAAGCTGCAATCGTCGATTGTGGATATGCCGCATAAGACCTGGGTTGATCTGCGTGATCTGCTCGCCATCCGCGTGCTCTATCTGTGCGGGCTGCGAGCCTTTGAGGTGGTAGGGTTAGAGGCTAGGGATTTTAAGTTAGATGCTGATGTGTTGATCGTGCGCAGCGGCAAGGGTGGCGATGATCGGCCTGCACCATTATTGCCTGCGGTGATCGATGCGTTCGTGTATTATCAATACGCTCGCCCCGTGGTTCAGCACGAAAAACTGTTTGTTTCATCGTACAGTAATGAGGCGGCGCGGGAGAGTGAGAGCTTTACAACAAGCGGGCTACGCCAGATGCTGGAGCGGCGTTGTAGAATGGCTGGCGTAGAATACCTAAACCCTCATTCATTTCGGCATGGGCTGGCCATGCGCCTACTGAATAAGGGTGGAGACATGTCACTCGTGCAGAAAGTGCTCGGTCATAGCCAGATTGGCACCACGGCGACGTATTACGCCAAGTGGTTGACCAACCCCATGATCGAGAAATTTCGCCAAATTATGGAGTAGTGACGATTAGTGGAAATTGTCAGCACTTGATTCACGATCAAGCGCTGGTAAATCTGAACATCAACAACGGAGTAGGCGCCTCATCGGCAAAATGAGGTGCCTTATATCCCGGAAGCAACTCAGGCATTGAGTTATTTATCTCATGGCGCCATGCCTTGATTGTGGATCAAGAGGTTATGGGTTCGAAACCCATATGGCGCCCCTACCGCATAGACCGAGAGGTTGCAATGCGGCTAAAGCATTAATAATCGTAACAGTGGCGGTATACGCTCATGTGGTTGTTAATGTACAGGAATCGCTCCGGGGTGGCTTTGCGGGCAATGCCGGGGCGATTCGTTTAATTCCGCGCTGCCTGCTCTAGCTGCTCAGCGAGATCGTTATCAAAGAAAGCCTTATGGGTCTCACAAAAACTTCGCAAATCATTCAGGTTAATCATGAATGATTTTAGTCCGCGACGTTGAGCGTTGAGCTTACCAGTTCGGATGTACTTTGTGATCGCATGAGTTGTTACACCGAGCAGTTGGGCGGCTTGAGTCGTATTCACGTCCATACCGTCCTTTCTGGAACTTATGTCATTTTTGTTACGCAAAGTAACAATATCACAGTTTCTTCATTGCTGTCAAGCCCCAATTTTGCGAATTTTTGATAAATAGGTCAAATGACGTAGTTTTTTTTAATCCAAAGCTTAAGGTTTAATTACATTATCTAGTATAAGGAATTAAATATATGCGAAAGTTAACCCCGTTCGTCGCTGCCATTATCGCTGCCCTCATTCTCTTCTCTGCTCTCCTCGCTCAAACTGTTCTCACCGGCGTTGTGCTTAAGAATGCCAACCTGCGTTCAGGCCCGGGCACAAGTTACGCGCTCGCCGGAACGGTAAAAGCTGGCCAAGTCATTAAGATCGTCGGAAAGACTGATGATGGTAGCTGGTATCATCTCGATTCGAGTCAATGGATCGGCGCGTTTCTGGTCAAAATAACGAGCACGATCACGACGACAACAACGCCAGGCGTCACGGCCACGGCCACAAAAGCGGCTAGCGCAAAGCCGGCCGGCACGGCTACGCCTGCGGCCACAGCCACGAAAGCAGCCAGCAAGGCGGCGCCAACGGCTACACAGACGCCCGGAGCCGCTGCACCGACAGCGGTGGCCACCAACTGTGACCCGTCTTATCCTGATTTTTGTATTCCGCCCCTGCCGGCCAAGCTGACTTGCAAAGACATCGGCCGTAACAATTTCACGGTCCTGGCGCCAGATCCGCGACGACTTGACCGCGATCACGATGGGATTGGGTGTGAGAAATAATCGACAGATTTGACTGGGGACGCTCCCCAGTCGGCGAGAGACAAAAAAGGCAGGATCGAGGCTGGGGCTTCGGTCCTGCCTTTTTTTGTGGAAATTCGTGAATTTCGTAGGGTAAACGTAGTTGACTAAAAGATTGAATAATTGTATAATTCAATTATTCAATCTTGAATGTGACTCAGAAAGGACCAACGATGATTTGCGATAAAACCGGTATCGAATTTGAGGCAGAATCTAAGCGACAGAAAAACCATCCGCGCGTGTCTGTATTCCTGAATGAAGCGAACAAGGACGGACGTCACTACGCTGGTGCGTATGGCAAGGCTGGCGAATTGCTGGCTGAGGCAAAAGGTCGGTTTGATAGCATTGATGACCTGCTCGCTGCTGTCGGCGAGGCTTATGAGGCATGGAAAAATGGTGACGCAAAAGCGATTGTGAAAGTCACCGAGGGTATGCGCTTACGTGCTCTGAAGGATGCCAGCAACCGGCGCGAGCGCGTCAATGCTATTCTGAAACAGAATGGGTATCGTTGGAGCAAAGAGGGGCTAGGCAGCGAAGACGGTTGGGCTGGCCGCGGCAGCCTGGGCGCCGGGATCGGCGAGGTCGCCGGTTACGAGTGGGTACTAAATGCCCCCGATGGCCGCGAGGTGAGTATTGAGCAGGCGTTCCGCGAAATCGGTGTGGAGATGCCATCATGACGAAGAAGATTAACGAACACGACAGAGACGAGATTCTTACTAGAATGCGCGAGATTATCCGGGATAGTGGCGACTTGAGTGAAGAGCAGTTATTGATCGAGTGGTATGAGCAGCTTGCCGCCAATGCTGGCGTATCGTTTCCTATCTGGCTACTAGATGCCCAAATGGAAGAGTGGGAGCGGCCATATGCAGAGCAGGGATTTTTGAATTTCTCGCGCGGTATGGCTGGTGTGCTATGAACGCTCCTAAGTGGACAGACAATGAATCGAGTGAAAGGGCGACAGCTAAGGCGGCTCATGTTATAGCCCTGCACATCCTCAGTACGACTGGCCAGATTCCTAGTATGCCCAAAACGGAACTTGCCAGCGCCCTGGGTGTGAGTCGCTGGACACTGGACCGCTATCTTGCAACCCTGAAAGATGCGCAACAATTGGCGCTACATATCGTGGAGAAACTAAAATGAGTGAAATAAAAAAGCGCGGTGGGGCACGGCCAAACACTGGCCTTGTTCAATCGCTTGAACTTACCAAAGCGGAATGGCAACTAGTCAGAACACTTTGCCTGGCTAGGTACGGCAAAGCCAACAAAGAGGACGTCAATAAATTCTTTGCCAACTTTGTTCGTCAGGAGTGGCAGGCATACGATGAGATGATCCGAAAAATCGTAGAGGAGGCCGACATTGACATCGAGTAGATCGGACTATCCAGACCGGATTATTGCCTACAAGCCGGCCGGACGTGGCGGTGCGGGGAAACGCCATCCGCCGGCTGCCAAATTAACAGCGGATGGCATGTTGACACTCAATCATGAGGCTGTCGAGCTGCTTGGCTCCCCGCCGCGCATCCTTATGTCGGTGAATCCACGCCAAGGGCGCATATATCTGCGCCCGGCCACGCCGGGCAATTATGAGGGCGCCTATTCCCTCGCCGGGGGGGGCAACTCGCCGCATCGCATCAGTGCGCGGTCCCTGATCCGCGACTACCCTCTGCTGGCAGGGGCATATAAAGTCGGCAAGTCGGCAGACGGGATAGTGCTATTACTCGCCGAAGAGACACCCGTGAGCGATTGAGCGAAAGACTGCGCGGGCGCTTTTGTCTACAATACCCTATTGCCAAAAACCGTAAGGTATGCTATATTCTGAACTAGACTCATATCGGGGGTCCAGAGCACAAGAAACGCCAGCGTTGCGGGACGCTGGCGTTTCGCTTTTTTGGCGGGGCCAAAGTATATTATTTACTATCATTTAATTAATCGTAATTTAGCCGCAAATCCTTCGCAAGATACAGAAAAGACATAGAAGATGGATACATTTTAGTATATATCTTCGTTATTGCCTCGATTGAAACATCCGTGCTATAGTGAGCTCGGGCGGGGGCCTGGCATAGTCCCCGCCTTTCCTTTTTTCAGTGCCAGGCCTCTTTGTAGGAGGCTTATGAGTCGTGTCGATATTTACCAACAGATCGCCGCTGCCTATCTGAAACTGGCCGAGCTGGAACAAGGCACCGGCAACTTCGTCCTGCCGGCGCCGGCGCCACTCATGCCCGCGGCGCCCGTGGCGCGGCGAATAGGCACCTGGGTCGGCAAATTCAACATGGGCGTCAAAGGCATTGCCGAGCGCCCAGATCATCCACAGCCCTCGCGAGATGGCCTCACTTACATCATCAAAGACATCTTTACTACCGTCAATGGCAGCTGGGAGCCATCCGGCCAGCCTGGCAGCATCGACGTGTGGGCGCTCGACTACATCCGGCTGAAGCGTCCGTTCGACGACGCTGGTGGTGACCATCACCTCTATGGGGCCGTGCTCGGTCTAGATGGCAACCTGCTGACGAATGCTGGCATTCTCTGTTGGTCCGATGGCTTTCTCCGATTGGGCGATGACTCTTACGCTGCCTACACGGCGATGTGTACCAAAGCTTCGGGTTGGGCCAATTTGCCGATCTTTGGGCCTAGCAGCTCCTTTGTGCCCGAACGGGGCGAGGCTGGGCCGTGGTGCTGGTGTCCACTGGGCGCCAGTGAGGTGATGTGCGGTGGTGGGCTGCCGGCGAATCAGCACATATCGACGTTTGTCGTTTGGCAAGCGGTGAAGGCGAGCTGATGTGGATGTGCCCAGCTCGGATGGCGGCGCCCATATCGGCGGCGATGTTGGCACCAGTGGCGGCAATTTTGCCGGGCGCGATGATCGACGGGTTGAGAATGACATCGTTGTCAATGTTGATCAGGGTCTACTGCAAACCATCCTGTATCAACTCAATCGCATTGAGAACACGTTCGGGCGTGAGATTGAATTCATCAAGCGCGATATCGCCGAGACCAACCGCGACATCATTACGGTCAAGGAAGACATGCGGCTAATTCGTGAGCGCCAGGCTTTGTTGCTGGAGGACGTCAACGACATGAAGAAAAACCAGTACCCACGCTGGTTTCAGATCCTCATGATTGTTATGGCACTTGTCTTAATCCTGATCGGTCTATTCCTGACGACCAAAGTGCTGGCACTATCGCTAGCCATTGGGCACGTTATTACTACTACATACCAGAGGTGAATATGGGATCCGGTGAATACTATTTGATTGGCCTTATCGTTTTGCTGCTGGTCTATCTCTACATCGAATGGCGCAAGGGTCATCCTAATCAGCAGCCTTCTATCTATGACCTGATCGACATGGCACGCCTCTTCGTGGCAGCAGCCGAGCAGATGATGCCAGGCGCGGACGGCGCGGCCAAGTTGAATTGGGTGATGGCCAACCTGAGTCGGTCGGCGACGTTTGCGCACATCGACCCGGTCATCATCAGGGCGGCCATTGAGGCAGGCGTACACGCGCTGAAGCGTGGCCATCAGAGCGATGGCACGCCGAGCCGGTAGCGCGTGCCGTCGAGCTGGGTGCGCCGGCATCGTGCGTGGTGGTGTGTGCAGCGTATGCGACAAGGACAAGCGCGGCACGCAGCAGTATGACGAGCGGCGTGGGTCAGCAGCCAGCCGCGGCTACGACCACACGTGGCGTAAGCGACGGCTCATGTTCTTGCGTGCGCATCCGCTGTGCGTCCTGTGTGCCGAGGAAGGCCGC